CAGGCCTCTTAGATACACCTCCATAAGGCGTAGGAATCCCATTAACAAGCTGGGAGCACCCATTATAGTACTTGCTAAGGTCCACGCGCCCGTCAAGTGCGGCGGATAGCTTACCTGCATTAAATGTTGTTTTAATCTTACGGGCCATACCGCGACTTCCACCATCTACTCTTAAACAGTTTTCTTGGCCGACCTTCTCTTGCATCCGACGACCGGGCCGCAGGAAGTGTAATCGTCTGCTGTTCGTTAATCAGTGCAAGTTTGTATTTGGGATTATTAGTGATTGGCGTAATGATTTTCTGCGCAAGCCTTTGGGTAATGACATTCTTCAGGCTTGCCGACCAGTCCGAAATGTCGGGGACAAACAGGTATTCGACATAAAGAACCATATAATCACCGCCTTGCGAGGTTAAATAGCTTGTCGCGTCTGTGGAGAATGTGCCTGACGCCGTAAACCCTGTGTCCACTAAATAAGTGACGCTCTCATAGGTGATATATTGACCTGCTACATAGACCTTATCGGCTGAATAACTCAATGGTGTTTGTGCTCTGTCTGTTAAAATATATCCATTCTCAACCTCCCAATGACTCCAATCACCATCGCCGTCGCCAATGCGTAAGACACCCGTTTCAATGCAATCGGAAGGGGCCGAGAACCTGTAAACATACCCAAACAAAGGTGCCGTTGTATCCTGCATAACGACCGTTCTTGTCTTTGCCTCGTTCCAGGGATGTTCGGATATGACCTGCTCAACTACCTCGCTGTAAAACCTCTCACACAGCTTATACTGTTTCTCAGAGGTGTTGGTAGCGGTAATCTCGTATTCGCCAATCTCGCCTAATGCAAGATTGCAGATTGTAATTTGGTCGCTTGTTAAGGACATAATCATTCTCCGGCAGGGAAGGCCGAAGCCTTCCCCACCATTGGAAAGATGGATAAGATTTTATCCAATTGTGTAAAAGATAGCTACACGGACGCCTTCGGTCGCGGTTAATGCCTGTGATGCTGTTGTGAACAAAACGTCCACATCGGATTCAAGCGCCGAATCTAAGGTCGTTGTGTAGGTCGACCCGTCCGGTTTCGGAACCACTACCTGCGGAGCCGCAGAAGCGTTCAAGTCCGTTACATCACCAAATAAATCCGTGTCACCGGAGATGCCAAGTGAACCCGTTACAGCGTTCGTCATTGCGTCAGGCGCGCCATAAGTCGCTGTATCAATCGGTGTTACGATTGAATACAAAACAACCGCGCCCTTCGGAAGCTTCCCGACTTTCATCGTCGAAGCAGCATCCAAGTCAGAACCACTCGCATAGCACTCATCAAGAGAGCAATATACGCAGGCACCGGCTGTACGAGAATGCGGATACGTCGATATGGAGGGTGAATCCTGTAAAGCAAAATTCGTCCCGCTAAATGTTGCTGTTGCCATTATAATACTCCTGTACTAAAGTTAATTTTCTGTTAGACCGCGGCGCATTCGATTTTGATGACCTGATCTTCGTCCATACGAGCGGCACAACATCCAACTCTCGTAGAAATCTGATAGATTTGCTTACGCGGGAGCCAGTCGACCTTAAAGACGGGTCGTTGGTGCTGAGCGTACAAAAGCGCCTCATTCGTGAAGGCATAGCACGGATAGATATTTGTATCCGCATCAATGTCGTTAGAGGACCCGATTGCGATGTTGTAATCCACCAAGAACCGGAACCCATGAAACGGCATCATCTTGCCTTCGGCTAACGCCCGAAACGGAGAGGTATCAAGACTCTGTGTCTCTGCCTCACGGAACAGGTCGGAAATCTGACGCTGCGAACAGACCAGATTAAAAACCTGGTTGGGATCGTTTTTGAGGTCGCTTAACGCTTCACGCGCCAAAATAAGCTTCTCAATCGTCAGACCCGTAGACGTACCGCCTGCGGCGAAGGCGTTTGTGGTGTCATGTGCAATCGTTCTTCCGCCTTCCGATGCAGAGCTGAACACAGCGTCGTTAAACGCATAAGTATCCGCACCCGAAGCCGCCCAGTCCTTACCACCTTGAACGGATGCCTCGAAGGCACCATAAATCACATCGTTTTTCAGGCGGGTGACACCTTTTGCCAGCGCTCTAAGGTAGCCGGGAAGGATTGACGAGAATAAGGCCACGCCATCTTCGGCGTCCCAGAAAATGCCCTTTCGGAACCACCGGGGAGCGATCCAACGCCGGTTGTGGTCAATATCCTCAATCGGAATGTCCTCAAACCGTGTTGCTTTCTCGGTCAGGTCGATAGAACCAAGGAAATCGTAAGCCTTCTTTTCACCTTCAAGCGTATCGACCATCGTTACGCCTGCATATACATCCCGATACTCCTGAAGAATTTCCCCGAACCCACCGTCATAAGCACTATAAAATGCCTGAGTGTACCCGGACGTATCGTTTACATTACCATACTGCGTTGTCATTGTAGACTCCTAAGCTAAAGTATTCTTTTATTTAGTCGCTTAGGTTGTGCCCAAGTGGGGGCCTGAAGCTTCAGTGTTCGTCCTGATCGACGTATGGCTTTTACGGGGGTGCTGCCTTTTCTCAGGGGGTTTTTAACTTGTGCCTGATAGGGCTAATCACTTATGCCGTGTAACTCCATAAACTCTTTCATAACTTTTTTATGGTCTGGGTGTCCCATATTTCGGAACTCCTCAGACTTCGATATTTCTTTAATCCTTTCATCTTTGCTTGCGGAGGCCGCTTCCGGCGGTTTCTTAATAACATCTTCGCCAAGCTTTTCGGAGAGGTCGTGACACATCTTGATAACGGTTGGGTTATCCGCCAAACCCAGCCCCTCAAGTGTATCCAGAATTTTAAGGTTCTCGGCTGTTTCTTTTGCCGCCTTAAAGTTCTTATCGTAATTCTCTTTCCATTCGCCTTTAAGTGTCTCAGCGGCTTTCTTACGGGACTCTACGATCCCTGCCTCCATTGACTCACGCATGGAATTAGAAACATCCAGCTCGAAATTCAAGAGCGCATCCGCTTGTTTGGCGGTTAGATTCAGACCATGCGCAAACGTCTTGAACTTACCAAGAATGTCGTCATTCAACTCCACACCATCCGGTAGGTTAAACTCATACTTGTCCGGTGTCTCAGGCCGTCCGAGTTTTGAGGAAATTAAGGCCATATCATCATCCGTCAGTGTTTCTGGAAGCTGAAGCCCGCCGCGTTTTACTTTTGCGTTATAGTCTTCCATCTCGCGGTAGGATTTTGCCATATCGCCAATCCCCGACCACTTCTTAGACTCAATGAGTTCCCTTACTCCTTCAGGAGCAGACTCTACGTCTCCGAATGTTCCATCTTCTGTTATCCAACTATCCATCTTTTACCTTTCGATTAAGTATTCCATTAAACCGTAAAAAAACATCACGCTTACCCTCGTTAAACAGGGTTTTATGTATATCGAAATCAGACGGTACGGAAATCGAGTCCTGGCCGCAATACCTCTTTAATTCGTCGAATAACGCCTTACCAGCCTCCGTCGAATAGACCGTCTGAAAATCACGAGCAAGTTTATCCAAGTCAGAAGCCAAGTGAATTCCCAATCTGTGTATCTTTAAGGTTCTTTATCGCTTTTGACCCCGTTTCTGCAATCTGTGCGGCTTGTGCAGCTTCCTGTGCTTTCTGTTGGCCTTCCCGCTTATTATTTACTTGGTCCTGAGTCAGAATTACCTCCGCAGGGACCCCTGCGTTTAAGGCTGACATTGCAAACGCCTTATCCAGGTCAAGGTTATCCAAAACCGGATAAAACTGCTGATACGGAGACCACTTCGCTACCGTTGCCTCAATCGCGTTTGTCTGCATATTACTCATTGCCAATGCTAATCTACCCTGATAAACAATGTCCACATCCGTACCAATCTCTAATCCCAACAGCTTCATGGACCGGGTGATAAGGGGGTCGAATAATTCCTTTTGGAGTCCTGAAATCACAGGCGCCAGCATAACCATCTTTTCCTCAACCCTTTCCATCACCTCGGTCGCCGTCATATTCCGGTACTGAGCCAACGCCTGAAACAAGTCGTTAAAGAACCCCTCATACACGCCCTGACGTTCAAGCGTGATGACCTCGGCGGTTAGTTGGGCATTAACACCCGTCTGAAGGGGTTCGGGTTTTGCAGCGCCTCTACGGTAGTATAACACGTCACCCGGACCAACGGCAGGCTGACTGGTGACACCATCATCTTCAATAAGAATTGGTGGATTTCCTTGTTTCTCGCTGGACTCAACAAACGTGTACCGCATATCGTTGAGCATCTTAATATCAGGCAAAAGGTCCATCGCAGGACTTCTGCCAAGTAATTCGTCCGGTGAACGGTCAAATCTGCCAATCAGGTAGGGTATAGAATCAAAACCACCCTCTTTAAGCTTAAACTCAGCCTGAACCTCAACCCATTCGGAGACAAACGCCTTGGACTTTGTGTTGTCATAGTCCGTCCGGGGATAGACACAGTGGACAACCTCAAACTTCTTGTTAAAGTCTTTGTCTTTTAATGCAGCCTCTACCTCAGTCGAATACTTCTCAAACTCCTGTTTAATCTGACGTGCGGTATAAAAACAACGCCTGAACACAACGTCAATACGGCCTTTGGAGTTTTCTTCAAAGAAAATATCAGCGATATGGTAGTTTCGATACACAAGGTCATTGTCTATTTTTTCAACGGAGATACAACCCGTCCCGAAAACGACTAACGAGCGGATTGTCGTGAACATCTCACGCTGGAAGTTTGACCGCCATATCGCCGAGTGTGTTGATTGAGTCGCCTCGGACGCCCTTTGCATAATCGTCCGGTTCTTTCTTTCTTTCTCACTTGAAGGCCGAAAATCAAACCATTTTACACCAACAGGCATCAAATACGAAAAGATACCAGCCGTCATTCGCATGGCAGCCTTAATCGCCGTAGAGTCCGCAATATCGACCGTTAAAACCTCTCCGTCCGTCTCCGTCTGGACGGTCTTAACGATATTCTTAGCCTGCGGCCATGCGTACTTTGCAACCTCGTGGAATATGCCATCCCACGGAGTCCGGTCGGAGACTGCCTTTTTGTATCGCTCTAATATCTTCATTCGCCTAATCGCTTTTTAAGGACCGATTCTATCCCCGAAAGGATATTCTGTGCCCGGCCTGCCGTCTGAACGCGCTGCCGGGCACGTTTCTTGACCTCGTATTCGTCTTCTGTAACAGTCTGAGGTGTCTCGGTTTCCTCTACCTTTGGCAGCTTTGGTGAACTTGGTTTTGAAAATAATCCGCCCATTGTCTATCCTTAGTAAGATTGTGAGAGACCAACCCAGTCAACCGACATGGTTCCGGTTGTCCCGGCAGCACCGCACATATATCCCATATAGAACGCCATTTCTTCACCGTCGGGGAAGTCGGTATCCGCAATCGTTACGGAATCAGCCAGCTTAATGCCATCCTGATAGAAGTACAACTCCGTCCCATCGCAGTACATACCGATCTTCGTCCAGGTGGTCGCCGCTAATGTACAGGCGTCCGTACCAACGGTTACGGGAGAGGTACTCCCTGACGCTGTGTTGAAAATAGTATCCAACGCATCGCCATCCGCATAAGCCCGATAGAAGCAGACATAATCCTTATCCGCAATCCCCGCCTCGTTTGCTGCCAGCA